ACCGAAAGCTATACACCTGCTCAACTCAAAGCCTACCTTAACGGCGAATTTGTTAACCTTACCAGCGGTTCCGTTTACTCAGATTACGACCGTAAGCAGCTCCATTCAAACCGGACGATTCAGAAACATGATAAGCTCCATATTGGAATGGACTTCAATATTACAAACATGAACGCGGTCATAAATGTGATTGATGGCAATATCAAGATTGCAGTAGATGAGATAACGAACGCTTATGATACCATGCAGATGATCAGGATAATTAACGACAAATACCCGGATCATGCTATCATAGTTTATCCCGATGCCAGCGGGCGGAATAGGTCAACTTCCGGCAAATCTGATATTAGATTGCTAATGGAGGCGGGTTACACAGTCCGAGCACCAAATAAAAATCCTTTTGTTCGTGATCGTGTCAATTCGTTAAACAAAATGTTTAGAGATAAGACATATTTAGTTAATTCCAATAATTGCCCGGAATACACTGAGGCACTGGAAAAGATCGCATACAATAAGAATGAACCTGATAAACAAAGCGGGTTCGATCATATTACAGATGCAGGCGGCTATTTCGCTTACATTGTGAGTATTACGAGTTTTACAATCTAAAATAAATACATATGGAAAATGGAATCATTGACATTGATGGATATGTAGTAAAATCAAAAGATGGTACACTGAAAAATGTATCTGCTGAATCATTGCAAGGATTCACCGCGAACGGTAAAGACATTCATAATCCTGACGGTACTTTTTTTGCCGAAGTTGTTGGATTTTGTAAAATTGGAGGCAAACAATACTTATTTAAATCACCTGAATAGGCACCCCATTAAAAAATAAACACCCCTCACTATTCAGTTTTGTTGTATCTTTACGCCAATTTCTTAAACAAAAGGCGTGAATATAATAAAACAGTATCTATTAAAACACGACTTTATCAGAATAAAATCTGATCAGAGGGTGTTCACTTCATTCCTATCTGGGAACTATTCAAGCACGTACGGGACAAATGAAGTCAGCGATAAAGAGCTTATTGAGAACTTCGATACAATCCCGGATTTATTCATAATTACCAATTTCCTAGCCAAACGTATTTCCAAGATACCCGTTAAAGTGGTAAGGCCATCCGGTAGAGATGCGCCCAATTCTGAATTGTGGCAACTGATAGAAAAACCCAATTACTACCAGACATGGAAAGAGTTTATCAAGACCGATTACGGATTTTACAACGTATTGGGTAATTCTTATATGTATGGTATTAAGGCAATCGGGTTTGATGGTATGATAACAAGTGTATTCAATTTGCCGGCTGATCGGATGTCTATTAAGTTAGGAAATAATAAAGACCTACCTGCATGGCAAAATGAAATTATAGGTTATCAAATGGACCTGAACGGTGCAAAATACAACATGAGTGCTGACGAAGTATTGCATAATAAATTCTTTACCCTTCGATACGACTCAGGGAACTGGGCATATGGTATTTCTAAATATGTACCGGGTGACAAGATCAACCGCGAACTAAAAGCCATTTATGATGCAAAGGCCAGTATCATTGAGAAGCGCGGCGCAATGGGTATCCTATCCAATGAGTCAGACATCCCTGATGCAGAACAGTCAAGGCAGGTCCAGAATAAATTGGCAGAATATGGACTATCTGGCAATCAGAAAAAGATAATCGTTACAACTCAGAAGTTAACCTGGCAGCAGATGAGTTTGAACATTCAGGAATTGCAACTTATCGAAAATGCAAAATATTCCTTTGATCGCTTATGCCAGATGTCAGAGTTTGACCCGGTGATATTCTCAACCGATGGCAGCACGTTTGCCAATAAAGCCGAGGCCATAAAAGACCTTTACAAGAACGTCATCAAGGGAGATGTTGATACGCTTTATGAAAGTATTAACGGTTGGATAAGTGAAGGTTACGGAGGTGATAAAATAGTTGCGGATTGGGATAAGGTACAGGAATTGGAGTCAGATAAAAAGGTTTATACCGATATGTTGACCAAACAAATCGAGTCAGCTATCATAACACCATTGAAGGCCAATGAGATTTTATACGGTGAAGGTAATTATGATAGCGATAACCCGCCACCGGATGAGTATTTTTCAAAAGGAATTAAAAAAGTGAACGAACCGGATCAGGTTGAAGAGATTGTTGATCCCGGGCTGGTTGCTGAATTAAATACAGAAGATAATGGATAAACAAAGCAAAACACTACAATTAAAAGTAGCAGATATTGACGGAAAGCAACGTATGGTTAAATTTTACTACGGGGCTTTTGATAACGTTGACAATGATGGTGATGTACTCCATAAAGGCGCAACGACAAAAACCACAAAAGAGCAAGGGCCAGAAGGCAAAGCGATGATACGCCACTATATTAACCATGAGTTCAAAAGCAATCCAGCCGCTTTACCAGTTGGATTAATTAAAGAAATGGGTGAGGATGAAACTGGCCCGTGGGTATGGTCTAAAATGGCGAGAACTGCAACGGCAAATGATGTTTACACCATGTATGAAGATGGAATTATAAACCATCATTCAATGGGATTCATACCAACCAAATCAAGAAAAAATGATACAGGGATTGATATTTTAGAGATAAAACTCTATGAGGTATCAACGATAACAACGTGGGCTGCAAACGAAAACACGCCCACAATAGATGTAAAAGAACAAAAAGAAGCCGTCGTAAAAGACACTTTAAATACATTTGAATCACTTTTACTAGAGCCGTCTTTCTACACTCGACAGGAAAAAGCCGATTTACACTCACTTTATCAGTTAATAAACTTTTAAAAAAATTAGTAATAATGGCAGAAGACAGATTAACAGGGGATAATTTGCAGACCCCGGAGCTACTCGCAGCCGCAATAAATGCGAAGTTTGCAGAGTACAACGTATTAATGCAAAAAGCCGTTTCCAAAGACGAATGGGCGCGGATGGTGATGGACCAAAAGGATTTACTTGGTAAGATACTGGTAAGCACTGAGGCCGAAGTTAAAATGAAAGAAGAGTTGGAAAAGCTGCACAAAGCGTCAAAGATTCAAGGCGAAACAATGGCCAAATTGATGCAGACATTTAAGCCAACTGAACAGCACAAAACATTTGGATCAGTACTGGATGATGGGTTGAGTACAAAAGAGTTCAAAGATTTTGCAGATGGTAAAACATCAAAGGCAACATTTAGCTTTGAAACTAAGGACATTGACTTCACAACTGCAACTTATGGAGTTGGAGCCGGAGCGATGCAGCCAGTAATGCCTTTCCAAATTCCACAAGGACCGCAGATGGAGAACTTTGATGTAAGGTTGTTGCTTCCAACTGGAAGTATTAACAGCTCTTCATTGGAATATCCTACCGAACGTGCAGCCGGGTTAACAGATGCCACAGCGGCAGCAGCTGAAAACGGACCATCCCCGGAGTCAACAATGGACTTCCAAATGGGTACAGCATACGCGACAAGAATCACGGCATTTATCGAGATCAGCCGTTCAGCATTGCAAAATGCTTCATGGTTGAACCAATATGTTCGTAATCGCTTGATGCAGATGTTTATCAAAGAACTGAATACTCAATCAATTGCCGGGGCTGGTAGTGGCGCGGGTATGGTTGCAGCTAACGACTTGAAAGGACTTGACGCCTTCGCAAATTCGTTTGCAGGAACCAATTTTGCTACTAAAATTCCAAACGCGAATTATTTTGATGTGCTTAATTGTGCTAAAGGCGAAATGAATGGCCTGTACAATTACGTTGCAAATACTTACTTAATCAATCCTTATTCAGGAACTATTTTAACAAGTTCAAAGAATACGATTGCTGACTTCGTAAGCCCTGCAACATTCTTGCAGCCTAACAACCAGGGTTATAATGGTGCATTTGGAATGAGACAAGTTGAAACCGCTGATATGGTAGTGGGTGAATACATAGTTGGAGCAATTGCACCATCAAACATGCAACTTTTATTTAATGGCCCTATTGAAATAATGGCAACAGATTCACACGCAAGCCAGTTTATTTCTGACGTCATCACTGTAAAAATAGAAGGCAAGGTAATGCTTCCTGTTTACAATGCAAACTCACTTATGAAAGGTGTATTAGCAACTGATTTAGCAACAATAACAACTGCATAAATAAGGAGGAAACAATGAGAAAGCTAGTAATTATTTTAGGCATTTTGATTGGGTTCGTCTGTACTATTGACGCTCAATCATACACCCTTTATAACAGAGGTGAACAGACTTATTATACATCTACTAAGGATGTGACTATCACAGATGAGGTGGCGGTTGAGTTATGGATTAAATCAAATACCAAATGGCCAACTACACAGCACATATTAATTGATTGCGACTCAGTAAGCGGAAACCATACAGCAATGGTAATGACTTTATTCGGTCGAAACTTTGATGACGCTGCTTGGGTGTCTCTCGCGTCAAGTGCAAATGTAGATCAGGGCGTTGATTCAAAGATTGATATTACTTCCACAAGTACAACTGAAACCAGATGGACGCAATTTAAAATTGTGCTGACCGGAACGGGTACAGGTGTGAGTAAGGTCAACAAACTCGACTTCAAACTATTTTATCCAGATTAAAAATGGCCAAAGTAAAAGTTGAGATTATAAAATTAGCAGGTGAAACCGGGTTAAAGATGCCCGGTTCCATCCTGCAAATGGAAAAGCAACGCGCCAAACTGTTGGAGTCAAAAGGCATTCTTACTATTGTAACTAAGAAAAAAAAGATAAAAGATGTCATTGATAGATAAAACATATTTTGTTAAGGATATTAACATTCCAGATTCAGACTATAACGATTTGACCGCATACATCACCCGATATGAAAAGGAGATTTTGCAAAAGTTGTTAGGTTATGAATTATGGGTACTGGTAGAAGCTTACGATGTTACCACCTCACCGCAACGGATTAAGGACATTGTTGAGGGCAAGGAATACACCGTTGGTGAATACACGTGCAAATGGAATGGCCTAGCAAACGATGACTTAATATCCTTGATAGCGTATTATGTTTTTTTCTATTGGTTACAAAGCCGATCAACGGTGACTGGAAATGTTGGCGAATTAAAGCTACAATCTGAAAACTCAGAGAACGCTTCAATCGTTCAAAAGTTGGTGTTTGCTTGGACTAAGTTGGAACAACTTGCTCAGGGCGTGGGCTATCCTTATGATTCTCTGTATTCATTTTTATCTGAGAATGAAAGCGATTATCCTGAATGGGTATTTACTGAACTTGATAATATTAATGTTTGGGGCATATGAATTTCGTCGATAGAATAGGTGATGTTGTTGAACAGGTAAGGCTTGCTTACGATAGTGAGGCCGAGGAACCATATTATCTGTATGGCCACCCGCTTGAGATATTCAATATTCTATCTAAAAAATCAGCGTCAGAGACATTCAAGTATAGTAAATATCCATTGATAGCATTGTTTCAGGACTTTCAAGAAAAAGTTAATCTGAACGGTACAACAGTTGAGGACGTTACACTTGTTATAATGACCCAAACGAGTCCTACATACAAAGCGGAAAACCGATACACAAACACCTTCACACCTACATTGATACCGATTTATGATCTGTTAATCAAATATCTCAAACAAAGCAATTTAGTTGTATCAGATGATGATTACGAGCATACAAAAATTGATCGGTTATACTGGGGAACGGGTGACGAGTTCGGTAATTCGTTAAGAATCGGGAACGATGCACTTGATGCGATTGTGGTTAGTGGATTGAATTTGCGGGTGCTGGATTGTAACGAGGCGGCGACTGTTAGAATAACAGAAGATGACAGGATTAGAATAACAGAAGGGTAAACTATGAGCGGAAAAGCTAAAATAACCGGATATGATGAGTTGGCTGCTGCTGACTTGGCCGCCGGTGATATGATAGAGATTGTTGACGTTAGCGAGTCGGCTGCTGCTGATAAGAATAAGAAGTTCGCTTTGAGAGGGTTGAAGCCGTATAAGGTTTATGTTGCAATGTTGACCCAAAGCGGTACAGACGCTCCAGTTGCTACCGTGTTCGAAAATGGCATAGGTGAGGCGTTAACTCTTACAAGGAGGTCAGCGGGTGCATTTTCTATTTTTTCTGCATCTGACCTATTTAAGCTTAATAAAACACTTGTATTTTTCGGGAATACGTATAGTATTCAGGCGGCAAACGCAGCATTTTTAATTTCTGATCAGGAATCTATGCTGGCCGGTGAAATACAATTTATTACACCTAGCGAGAACGGGATAACGCTAACTGATAGTGTATTATCCAATACACCAATTGAAATAAGAGTTTACGATTAAAAACAAAACAAAAACAAATAAATAATGAGTTGTACAAATGCATATCTTAACGGTTGGGGCGATTGCGCCTCACTGTTAGAAAAAATGAATGGCGGCATCCTTCAAAAGAAAGGCGCGACAGCGTGGACGGATGTAACCATCGGAAGCGCGACAGCGTGGCATGCTGTTTTGGCTGCGGTATCAGACGCGACACGGAACGCAATAGCCTTGCCCGTGCTTTACTTCGAAAATACTAGTGACGATGTTGAGATTATCACATCTCCACTTGGTAAAAGTTCGATCGGATCAACGCCGATCCCGAGAGGAGTTATCTATCTGGATGCTTCGATCTGTGATTACAAATACCTGCATTCATTAACCGATACCTGGTTTGAGTTCTTCCCAACGTTTCAGGGAAATAAAATGTGGGCTACAAGGATCACAGGCGGAACGCTAAAAGGTTTCAGGTGTAAGTTAGGATTCAAAGCAGGATTGCCACCGGAAGACAAAAATCAATCGTTCCCTATGTACATATTCTTTGATTCGTACAGTGAATTTGAGGATGTTGTGCAGGTAGACCTTGAAGATATGCCTTACAGTGACCTTTTTGATTATGTACCGGCTGCACTGAGTATGCATATTACAACTGCATATGCAGCTAAAGAGGTTATTGTTAAGATTCAAAAGCGTGGTTCAGGTGATGATCCGGCAACGTTGTTGTATACTGATTTCTCAGTACTAAAAGACAATACCGGATTGGTGGTAACGGTGGACTCGGTTGTTCCAAATGGAAATGGGAGTTATACGCTCACAATTACCAAGATGGTTGGAGAAACAGCAACAACATTGGCAGCGGGCGAATGGGTAATTATTCAAGCGCATGATGAGGACTCAGTGCCTATTTACTTGACCTATATTTCAAACTCACTGAAAATTTTAGTAGCCTAAATTATGAAAGGTGATTTCAGTGTAAATATGCGCGTTGCGCCAAAAGACTGGAAAGGGTTTGCGAGTTGGCATAAGCTGACTTGCAGGCTTGATCCTTTGACTGCAGCTGAACGTTGGGTAAAAGAAGGGAATACAATTCCAAATGAAGATAAGCCAGCTAAGAAAAAGAAGCAATCAGTTCAGGGTAAATCTTGACCTGCACATAGGTAATGTTGTCGATCACAATGAGAAGCTATTGCAATTAAATAAAGCTCAATTAAAGAGTTCACAAACATCGAAAGGAACTGCATTAGTTAACTCATTAACTGGATCGGCGACATACAGCCCGGCTTATGCTAAATTTAAAGGTTATCGTAAGCCTGACTTATTCTTAACAGGTGCATTTTACAAGGAAATGGATATTCTTTTCAATGAGCCGAATAAATATCTAATGACCTCATATGTACCTTACATGAAACATTTGGTTGTTATGTATGGGGAGCAACTTTTTGGGATAAGGAATAAAAACAAGGCAATGGCAATCACCACTAATGAGTTAACCATACTTTATAAATCGAAAGTACTATCATGATTCATACAGTAAATACGATGTCAATCAGGCAATACGGTGAAATGGACTTGACAAATGACCTTTCTATTTTAAAACGTTGGTACAATCCATTCCCTATTAAGTGGTTTGATGTTGAAGTATTTTTTGATGAGTACAAAACAATATTTTCAATTGAATCAAATTTAGGTAAGGACGCACATAGGCTACTAGCACATAATAAACTTATGATGCTTGACAGAATGTTAAGGGTAATGTCAATCCTGATGCGAAACCAAAATGAACGGTCATTGTTCGCAATGGTTTTTAAAGTCGAGTCAAAAGAATATGAAGGGAATCTAAAATTTTATGCTGAGAGGGTTAAAAAATTAACCGGGATTAATGTAATAGATGGCGAAGGATTAAAAGCATTGCAAAAAGAGATTGAGCGGTTAACTGATAAATTCATTGAGCGTTATCCGGCAATTGATATTAAATCAATTCCGAGAACAGATTTCTTTGATGCTGTGTTCGATACATTCTCAACTATGAATATGATATATGATCCAGGTATGAAACTATTTGAGTTCGGACGCTTAAAAATACGTGCTGATAAGAAAAAACAACCAGCTAAATAATGTCAGATATTAACGAAATTGTAAGCAAAAAGGCAATACAGGGTATTATTACCACTGATGAATCAATAACTAGGTTGGATAAATCCACAATGGCTTATATTATCACCATTGAAAAGTTGGCTGAAACGTTGAGGAAAGAGGGTATTACTTTAAAGGAATTAAATGCAGCGCAAAAGAGAGCGAATGAAGAAAAGGAGAGATCAAAGAAACAAGATAAAGAACTAACGGCAGCTGAGAAAGCACTTGAAAAGCAGAGGCAGCGCGGACTTGCCCAAATGGCTAAGATGGAGGCCAAAGAAATGGCCTTACAGGCTGCAATACAAAAGGAAGTCAAGTCGGAACAGGATTTGATTGCTAAAACAAATGCACTTGTAGCGGTTCGGAAAAGATTAGATACAACGACAGAAAAGGGACGCGCTGAACATGCAAGGCTAACGGCTGAAATTAAAAAGAATACACTTTCATTAAAGAATCAAGACAAACAGATAAGCCGGAACCAAAGAAATGTAGGTAATTATAAAAGCGCGTTAGAAGGTTTAAAGGGTTCCTTTGCCGTCTTAGCTGTCGGGGTTGCAGCGGTTATAGGTGTGTTCAGTAAATTTAACAAGTTTATCCAGTCAGCAATTGATAAAACAGACATACAGCAATTGGCCGAGGTATCACTTGCCACAGCATTAGGGTATGTATCAAAAGAATTATTAAACCAAGCGTCAGCACTTCAAACGCTAACAAGGTTTGGTGATGAAGAAATAATCAGAGGTCAGTCATTCCTTGCTCAAATGGGATTGACTGAAGAGCAGATTTTAAAAATTACACCCGCTATTTTAGATTTTGCACAGGCCAAAGGAATAGATTTAAAAACCGCTTCAGATTTAGTGGCCAAGTCGGTAGGATCAGAAACAAACGCGCTATCAAGGTATGGCATTCAGATTGAAGGTGCAGCCGGAAGTAGTGAAAGAATGGCCAGCGCGTTAGATGCTTTAAATTCAAAGTTTGAAGGTCAGGCAGCGGCCGCATTAGTTGGTAAGGGTGCATTAGTTCAGTTGGGTAATACCATTGGTGATGTATTGGAGCGGGTTGGTAAGTATATTACAGATGGTATCAATCCAATGATACGTGGATTAAACTCACTGATAACGATTAGAGACAAAGAAAGTGAATCACTAATTACTGAGCAGGGAGAATTGAATCATTTAGTTTCAATGATAACCAACGCAAATACCAGTCAAAAAATTAGAAGAGATTTGATTACTGATTTGCAAGAAATGTATCCTAATTTTCTTAAAAATCTTAATACTGAAAGTGTAACGAATAAAGAACTTGCAGCAAGGTTAGTGGATGTAAATGAGCAATACAAGTTGAAGATTGCAGCGGTTATAATGGATGAGAAACTTCAAAAGGTTAACGAGAAAATTGCACAAACGTATAGAGATGAATTGCACCAATTAGAGTTATTAGCTAAAGCCGAATTAAAGAAAAACAAAGTTTACAGAGATCAAAATACAAAAACGCACCGGGCGAATATTGAAAGGATTAAAAAGACACGTGAGGAGCGAGAACTTGAAAGAGATGCTATAGTCGAATCGGTTAACGCTTTATTTGGTTTAAGTAAGGCTAATGAAGAATATATTACTGATGGTCAATTATTGGCACAAAAAAAAGCAGCGGCAATAAAAAAAGCGGAGGAAGAAAGGATTGCACTTGCCGAGAAGTCATCAAAAGAACAAATAGAACTTGAAGATGCAATAACAGAAAATTTAATAGAAGAGTTTGACAGACGAACAAAAGCAGCAGCAAAAGCAGCAAAAGACGCAGCAAAAGCAGCAAAAGCAGCAGCCAAAGCAGCAAAAGACGCAGCCAAAGCAGCCCGGCAAGATTTCGATGCGCCGGAGGAAGCCGATGCGGAAGATGATGACTTCCTTAAAAAATTAGGTACTCGAAACGCTGCAATTATTGAGCAGGCCAGAAACTTAGCAGCGCAACAAGTCCAGATTGAGAGCATTAAAAACGAAGAGATTGAAGCACTTTATGCCGCTGGCCAGTTGACTGATGAAGAGTATAATGCTTTAAAGGTAGCCAATGCAAAAGATACATGGGAAAAAATACAATCTATTGCGGAAACAGCAGTATCTATAATTAATGATGCCCTATATTATGGGGTTGAAATATACAATAATACATTAGAGGCCAAGTCAATAAGGTTAGATGAACAAAGGGAAAAGGAATTACTTGACGCGGAAGGTGATAAAATTGCACAGGCAAAAATTAATGAAAAATACGATAAGAAAGACGC